TAATATCACCTAATGAATGGGATAAAGAACATATTGTTTCAGTTAAATTAAATTCAGATTTAAAATGGGTTTCCACAAAAGATTTATAACTAAAGATATCATCAAATCGACTAATGATGACCAAATTGGGTTATTATTCAACTCTGATGCTTTGATTTTTAATGATGATTGGTCATATAACTTCTATAATTTATTTTTAGAAGGTGAAGACATAAAAGATATAAAAAACAAATTAAACAAAAATGAAAACAATAAAGAGAAATAATGAAATTAAAAGAGTTTCTGACAAAGAAGCTATGAAAATGGTAAAATTTGGGTGGGAGTATTGCCCAAAAACATTATGGAAAGAAAAAATAAAGAGCAAAAAGATTAATGTCGAATTGTCACAAGAAACTGACAATATGACAGACAAAAAGAAAAGAAAGATGAGGAAGGAAAATAAAAGGAAAAAATACGAATCGAAATGAAAATACCAAATCCATTTAAAATAATTAAAATAAATTCATTACGAAGAAAACATAGAAGATTATTAAATGAATCTAATCTATACGCACCTATGAATAGAAAAAAATCGGATGAGTTATATAAACAGGCTATGGAAATAGAGGATATAATTTTAAAATTAACTAATAAATGAAAGAGTATGTAAATCATCCTTCACATTACGGTGGTGAAGATAACCCTTATGAGGTTGTTAAAGTTGCCGAGGCGTGGGGTACAGATAAAGACGCGTACCTATTCAACGTATTAAAATATATTGGTCGTAGCGGTAAAAAAGATGGTAATCCACCCTTACAAGACCTTAAAAAGGCTTTATGGTACTTAAATAGAAGAATAGAAACAGTAGAAAAAAAAGATGAAAACAAACACGATTTATACTTCAAACTCTATCGAGAAGATGGGGAAAATGGAGGAAGGGACAATTGATTTAATTGTTACATCACCACCTTATGGTGTTGGAATTGATTACGATAGTTGGGATGACGACAAATACTTTGAAGAATACAAAGTATTTTCAAAAGAATGGATGTCGCAGGCGTACCGAGTTTTAAAAGATGATGGTAGAATCGCTATAAATATTCCATATGAGATTAATCGACAAGACAAAGGAGGTAGGATATATTTCTCAGCAGAAATGTGGATGATTATGAAAGAAATTGGATTTGGATTTTTTGGTATTGTTGATTTGGAGGAGAGTTCACCACACAGAAGTAAGACAACCGCTTGGGGAAGTTGGATGAGTCCCTCTTCGCCATATATTTATAATCCTAAGGAGTGTGTTATTTTGGCATATAAGAAATTACATAAAAAGAAAGTGAAAGGAACACCTCAGTGGAAAGGAGAGTATCAAATGGTTGAAGATAAAAAGAAAGGGGGTGAAAGACGTAAGTTGGTTTACGAAGAAAAAGATAAAAAAGATTTTATGTCTTTAGTATTTGGACAATGGAACTATTTTGCAGATACAAGACAGAGGACAAAAGCCACGTTTTCAATGGACATACCATATAGAGCAATAAAAATATTATCTTACAAAGAAGATATTATTTTAGACCCATTTAATGGTTCAGGTACTACTTGTTTAGCGGCAGAAATGTTAGGACGAAAATGGATTGGAATTGACATATCAGAAAATTATTGTGAAGTTGCCAAACAACGGATAAAAGAATATCAACTAGAATTAAAACAACTTGAAATATCAGTTGATGAAATAATAAAATAAAAAATAATGGTTTATTACGAAACTACCGAGCAATTAATGACCCTTGCTAAGGAAAGAGGAATGAAAACCACCAAAGACAATTTATTGTATTTTAATACAGGTAAATTTACTGGTAGGTCACCTAAAGATAGATATTTTTCTGAAGGAGAATATACCAATAAAACAATCGACTTTGAAAGAGTTATAAATCAAAAAGTGAAAAGAGAAAGTTACACTTCACTCAAAGATGAACTAAAAGAGTATCTTGAGAACGAAAAGACATTTAGAAGTAGAAAAGTTGTCGGATATAATTACGAACATAGCGCTTCATTTAATATTACGTCCACAGAACCGTGGGCTATAATATTCTTCAACAATATGTTGATAGACCCATCGTCTTTCGTAACAACCTTTTCGAGGACATTTACTGAATGGGAAATACTTCACTGTCCTAATTTTGTTAGTAAAAATAAACCTGAGGATGTTAAAAATGAAAACTTTGTCATTGTAGATTTTGATGATAGAAAAATTTTAATAGCTGGAACGAGTTATACGGGGGAAATAAAGAAAAGTGTTTTTACCGTTATGAATACTCTGTTAATAGATAGAGGAGTATTACCGATGCATTGTTCGGCTAACGCCAATACAAAAGATGGTAGAGGAGTTAATTTATTTTTTGGTCTTTCGGGAACAGGTAAAACCACATTATCATCTGACCCGTTAAAATTCTTCATTGGTGATGATGAGCACGGATGGTATGATAATTATATATTTAATTTTGAAGGTGGATGTTATGCTAAATTAATTGATTTAGATGAATATAAAGAACCGATAATATGGGATGCTATTCATAGTAAATTTACCAGACAAAACACATCATTATTAGAAAATATAGTAGTCGATGAAAAAGGTAACCCTGATTTTACAGACAGTACGATAACAGAAAATATTAGAGTATCATATCCTTTAGACCAAATTACAAGAGATGTTAAAGTAACTATGACAGGTCGAGGTATCGAAGTTGAAAATATATTCTTTTTATCTTTTGATGCTTTTGGTGTATTACCACCTATTTCTTTATTAAGTACAGAACAGGCGGTAAAGTATTTCGAGTTAGGGTATACATCTAAGGTTGCGGGTACCGAAGTTGGTATAGATGAACCAACCACGACCTTTTCACCATGTTTTGGAGACCCATTCCTACCAAGAAAGATATCTGACTATAGTAATATGTTTAAAGAAAAGTTAGAGAATAATCCAAACGTAAAAGTGTGGTTAGTGAATACAGGTTTTGATAAACATTACAATAGATTTTCATTGTCACAAACTCGCGGAGTTATTAATGGAGTTATAGATAGAGAATATGAAGAAAAGTATATAGAGTACCATGAACTTAAAATACCAAAACGTATTGGAGAGTATGATATGAATGAAGTATTCGAAAAACCTAATGACGAAAGACAAGATAAATTTTTTACCATGATAAAAAACTCCTTACTATAAGGGGTTTTTTTGTTTGTAAGGTATTTATATTAAAAGTATATTACCATGAGACAATTTAGAATTGATGACTCTGAAAAAGATAGGATATTAAATCTTCATGAGAGCGCAACAAAAAGACAATATTTAAAAGAACAAGGTGAAGATAAAGGACCTGAACTTGGGGCTATTAAAGGTTATCAAGAAAATGCTGAAAGTTTCTTAAAAACAGGAAGTAAAACCTTTACGATATTAAATAGCAGTGAGGGTAGTTTTACTTTTAATGGTAGTGTTGAAAAAGGAGGTGGACAAAAAGTAACTTTAACACCAAGAACTAACATAAAAATTAAACCATATTTATCAGGTGGTGATAGTAAAACAGAAATGTCAGGTAATTTAATACTTCATACAACAGAAGATACAGGATTTCAGATAACCTATGAAGGAGGAGAATACGAAATAATACCAACAGCATGAAAACAATATTAAAAGAAACAGGACTAAGAAATATCAAAGCACTTGCAGATAGATACAAGAAGGCTAAGATATATTTTCACCAAGATTTAGATGGTGTGACCACAGCGTTAGCCATGAAACATTATTTAGAAAATAATGGTATTAAGGTAGTTGACTCTGAAATTATTCAGTACGGTGATAAAGAGTTCGCGGTTAAGAAACAAGACGCACAAGGAGATACAATGCCAGTATTGGTTGACTTCGCCCATGGTAAACCCATGTTTGTGGTACACACTGACCACCACGATAGTCAAACAGGTGTTGAGGGAGACACATCAACATCATTCAGACCTTCTCGTTCAAACGTAGCCACTTTATCAGATATTATGTCACCATCTGACATTTTTCCATCAGAAGACATTACATTAATATCCACAGTAGATTCTGCAGACTTTGCTAGATTTGGTCTTAAACCTCAAGACATTATGAACTTCATCTTTAAATTACAAAAAGATAAAGGGTTACAACAAAATAAAATGGCTTTAGGATTAGCAACAAATAAATTGTTGTTGGCTTATAAAAACAAACCTGGTTTCTTAGAGAAGTTGGTAATGAATTCAACACCATCACTATTAAACATATTTCAAAACATAAATAAAATAGCACAACAAGAAGGTTACGCAAGCCCTGAAGAAATGTCTTTAAATCAACAAGGGTATGTACAGAAACAAAAAGACAGTGATAAAGTTTATGTTGATGATGGTATAATCGTCCAATACGGTGGTGGTTCTATGTTCAAACCAGGTTCGTATGATAGATATACACCATTTAAGAACAATCCTGATGCTGATTTTTTGGTTATTGCATGGCCTATGGGACTTGTACAAGCAAGTTGTAACCCATTTAAAGGTGAGAGAGAACTTAAGGGAGTGAATTTAGGTGAGATTGCTCAAGAAGTTTTAGCTAAATGGGAACCACAACTAAAAGACAAAATCATCCCTTTATCAACGATTAAATGGATATCAGAATCTGGTAAAAGTTTTGATGAAGAATCAGTCGGATTTACAAACGCTGATTTAGAAGCTTTCTATGGTGATAAAGTACGTTCAATAGACGGAGGTGAACAATATATGGACAGACTTAAAGATATTATGAATACACCATCAAATGAGTTAAGTGATTCAGAGTGGGCAATATTAGATAAGTTAGGTGTACCTGCTTGGGAAATGATTCAAGCTAACTCAGGAGGACACAAATGTATTACAAATATCTCAGCTTTAAATTACTTTGGTAGAAGCAAGAGACCACCATTAGGAAAAAAGAGTTACGGAAAAAAAGAAGGGGACACACCATATGTTAAGTTCGTAAAGATGATTCAGAGAAGGTTTGTTGAATTACTCAAAGAAAAAATTAATGAGAGTAAAAACATCACAGAAAGTGCAACTGACCTAAGAAGTAACTTACCTCCCTATGTCACGGTTAAAGATAAGGATAATAATCCTGAAACTGACGAATTAAACAGCGGTGGAGAAATAACAAAGGACACTGCAGAGATTGCTTCTGAATTATTTAAGAGATTAAAAGAAGAAATACCTGAAGTAAAAGATGTTAGAATAACTGGTGGTAATGACCAATATCACCAAAGTAAAAGTACTTCGAGTACACACAAGTGTGGTAGAGCCATAGATTTTACTGTTGGTAACTATTATAAAATTAAAGATAAATTAAATAATTTCTTGATAAGATTTAAAAAGGATAATAAGGGATTTGACTATATGGATGAGTACGTTAGTTCCTCTAAAAATAAAACCGGAAACCACATACATTTTTCATATGGTAAGTGTAAAGAACAGAATAAACCAACAAAAAAATCAAGTACTTTATTAAAAAAGGGAAGTAAAGGGCCTGAAGTAAAGAAATTACAATTAAATTTATTAACTTTAGGTTATAAGTTACCCAAATATGGTGCTGACTCAGATTTCGGTGATGAAACTAAAAAAGCACTTATGGCTTTCCAATCTGACAACTCCGAAAACAATGAACTTGCAGTTGACGGTATATATGGACCAAAGACCAAGCAAAAAATGCAAAGTAAATTAGGAGTTAAAAAAACGAATACACTTAGATAATAATTTAAAGCTTTATTCAGATGAAAAAAATAATCAATGTCTTAATAAGTGAATTTAAAGAAGAAAATACGGGGGTGGATAGTGGTGTACTATTGATGATGTTTGTTCTTCTAATACAGGTTTAAAATTATTTAAAACTAAAGAATACATCGTCACCTTCAAAGATATTCATTTTTTCACAACTTCCACCATATATTTCTAAAACCTTATCACCATATCCTTGATAGGATATGCAATCAGACTTATCCTCACAGGTAGGGCAATTAGTGTGAATCTTAGTTATTATATTATCATCTATCATAATAATATCTAAAGGTATAATACATTTATACATCCAAAAACTTTGTTCTGTTTTTTCTGGCATGATAAATAACATACCATTAAAAGTTTCATCGAATACTTGACCCATCATCCCATTTCTTATTGAGTTAGGTGTTATACACAATTTGACATTTAATATATTATTATTTATTTTTATTTCCATATTAATAAATATTACTACATGAAAAAATACGCGGGAATTTTAGTTAGATGTAACAATCAAATTTTATTATGTAAACGAAACAATGAAGGTACATTGCCCGGTTTTTGGTCATGCCCTGGTGGTAAAATGGAAACAGGAGAAACAGCGAAGGAAACGGCAATAAGAGAATTTATGGAAGAAACGGATTTATCTATTTATGGTGAGTTAACCTTTATAGGTGCCACAAAAAGATACAGTAGAGATGGTGGTGTAGTAAAAGGACTCATGCATTACTATCTATTAGATGTTGAAGAAGAAATTTATCCTGATTTGGATAATGCTATTGACGGTGATGAACACACAAAATGTGGATACTTTACAAAAAACAATTTACCTGAACCGATAACAAATCAATTTAAAAAACTAATAAACTTAATTTTAAAATAATAATTATGAAAAACTACATTTACAATGCATTGTACACTAAATACAGAGCACAAGAAGCTGAAGCTTTAGCAACATTAGAGATATACTTCAATAATCCAGCAGGTATTGGTGAACACCCTGGAATAATTGAAGAAATGGACATACAAATGAGAAAATTGTCAGACGCTCAAGATGGGATAGAGGTAATTGAAAGAAATTTCCAACAATATTCTAAATAAAATAAATTTTTTTACGTTAGATACTTGACAGGCAAACATTTTTTAGTATCTTTGTACAACCTTTTGATAAAAACAACATATTTATTTATTACCTATCAAAAAAAAATTAAAAAAAATTTGGAAGATTAAAGAAAAAGTTCTTATCTTTGTCAAAGTTCTTTGAAATACTAATAACGAAAAACTTTTGGTTCGAGTTTAAATAAAAAGATTAACCCCCTTTTTTTAAGTTACACAAAAGTTTAGTAGTTATCGGCGGTTTAGCGTCGTTAGATAACCCTGGCAACAGGACTAAAGGGACAGAATTGGATTTAGCAATCCTTGGAAGTTCGCAGTCAATAGGCTGACAACTAAACAAAGTATCTACGACCCGTACCTCAAGGGCAACTGCTGAGGGGTTAGGGTTCACTTGAATACGTGGAAATTCGGGTGTGAGATGGAGACATCAATAGGAGAAGATACAGGTGACGGTTCGACACTCACTGCTATGGGTTGTAGAGCTGGGT